TGCTTCTTCTTTTATTTTTTTCTGCTCCTCTTCTTCAATCTTTCTTTTCTCTTCTGCCTCTATTCTTCTTTTCTCTTCTGCAATTTTTTTCTTTTTATTTTCCCTATCTTCCTTCTGTTCCTTTTTATATTGTATCTGTGCTTCTTCTTTTATTTTTCTCCTCTTTTCTTCTTCAATCTTCCTTTTCTCGTCTTCTTCAATTCTCCTTTTTTCCTCTGCAATTCTTTTCTTTTTGTTTTCCCTATCTTCTTTTTGCTCTTTCTTGAGATCCGAAACCTGAGTAAAAAATGATACAGACTCTAATGGATTATCACCAACAACAGATTTTATTTTATCCTCCTCTATCTTTTTCTTCTTTTCTTCTTCTTTTTTAGATTCTATAAACTTTTTCTTGACATCAGAAACTTCCTTAAAAACAGAAGCAAGAGGATCTTCTCCAACAAGAGATTTAAATTCCTCTTCTTTCTCCTTTTTAGCTTTACCGATAGATGAAAAAAAGTCGTTTAGATCTTCGGTCATTTGTCTCCATTCTGTTTGAGAAGTTTGGCAAGATCAGCAGTTGACCCAACAAACAATGCATTATTAACAGTAGTTGGTTTTCTAGAAGATTCCTCTTCTACATCCTTAAGTTTTTTCTGGAGATCCATTAACTTATCAGTAGCATCAGAAACACTCTTAATCAACTGTCCAGCAACTTCATATGCTCTGGGCATTTCACTCTCTTGAGCAAGTTCAAGAATACCATCAATAGCTTCTTGACCTTTCTCAATTATACTATAAAGATTGCCACGAGTATACTCATAGTCCCTTGAAATATCATCCTTTTCAACTTTAACAGGTACGGGTTTCTTTTTTTCCCGCACCTCGACTTCTGTTGAAACTGATTTAGCTTCAACATCAAATGCATCATTCAATTTGTCAAAGTTCTTTTTCATAATTAGAACCCATCAAATCCAAAGTTATCACCAAACTCTATAAGTTCATTATCAGCAGCAGTTATGTTCTTAACTCCTGTACCCAAAACATGAATAGCAGCAGTTGAACCATCTTCTCCTCTTCTAACAGTAAGATCATTATTCTGTATAGATTCTACATATATTTCCTCAGTATCAACATATATGTAAGTATCTTTAGTAATACCAGAAGCATCAGCAACAGTTATTATTGTTTCTGTAGCATCTACATCTTCTGCTAATGTTGTAACAGGAGTATCACCATATGCTCTGGTTGCTCTTGGAACAACACTGTAGGACATCTCCCTATCTGGAGCAGGAGTTCTTCCACCAGCAACATATCCAACAGTAACCTTCTTGATAATATCCTTTGTAGTATCTGTTTGAACAGGACCAAAGAAGTATGTCTTAGCAGTAAATCTTATTGTATATACTAGTGCTCTACGAGTAGAGAAATCACCTTCATAATCATCACTAGTTGTAATTGAAGTAAGTATAATAGGAATATCTCTTTTCTCACCAATAGTCGAAACCAAGTCTACCGTCATGGTATATGCTGGTTGAAAATATGGAAGTATTTGCTCTACAACCTGAAGCATATCATCATTCAACTTAGTAAAAACACTAAGTTCAAAATCCAGATTATATGGTACGGGTAAATATGTTTTTGCAATCTTCTTTTTATCTGCTTTAACTGGACTTAAAAATGTTTGGGTTGTAGTTGATTTTCTACTTGGGTCATAATTCAACCCTGTCATTTCAAATGACATTCTAGGTAAACTAATCTGAACAGATTTGTTAAGATCTGGTTGTTGTTCTAAGCGTGCTAAAAACTTCTGAGTAGGACCATAAGCAAGAGGAACTTTTAATGTGCTTACAGTTGTATCAGTTTCATTAGTATGCTCAATTTTAATATTATTGAATAACGAACCGAACCCAATAATGGTCCTTCGCATTATTTCGTGATAAAAATATTCAAACATTGAAAAAGCTCGGTATACTACCTGGTAAAATATTTAGGGCATCCCGAATGGGTTACTTTGAGAGAAATCAATTATAGAATCTGCTGCATTCTCTATAGAAGTATTTTCTGCAAATCCATCCTTTGCAAACTCAACTACAACCTTTCTATATTGGTGTGTTGCCCCTGATTCACTGCCAGTGATTATTTCACCATCAGTGAATGTTCCATTAGCAATAGAGACCTCCAATTGATTCGTGGTGGCATCCCATGACTTAACTCTAGCAGTCGTACTACTAGATGATCCTACTACTGTCTCATTGAATATATAGTCTCCTACATTGCCCATGTTTGGAGATGAAATGGTAACTGAAGGTGCTACAGTGTATCCAACACCAGCATCTCTAATACCAATCTGAGTAACAATACCAACTGTATTGAGGTATGCAATTGCTACTGCAGTATTAATACCAGTTGGGTTATTTTCAATAGATATTGTAGGAATGGTAGCATAACCAGAACCACCAGCAGTAATACTTACAATACCAATTACACCATCAGCAATACCAGATGTAGCTGCTGCTCCTACTCCACCACCACCGTGGAAAGCAATAGATGGTGCAACAGTATATCCAGAACCTGGATTTGCTAAATCTACGGTTTGAACCTTGGATGTTTTCTCACCATTACAATCAACAATAAATGATATCATTGTTGCAAATCCAACAGCAGTTACTCCACTAGAAGGTGCTGATGAAATAGCAACTCGTGGAACATTAGAATAATTATGACCTCTATCAGAGATGTAAATTGATCTTACACCACCATCATGAACTCCAATAATACTTGCAGTAGCAGTAGATGCAGATCCAATAAGTTGTAAAGTCTCAATATACCCATATTCTTGAACATTATCATCTACTGTATCAATTCCAGTATCAACAACTTCATCCTCATAACGGAAGAGTTCACATCTTAATTCATAAACATAATTCTTTTGTAATTGGTAGAATGGTTTTTCATGCTCTACAAATTTAATTTCAAATAACCTATCACCTAAAGGGAACCAAATTAGATCTCCTTCTTTAGGTCTAGTTGCTAATTTTATATTTGGTATGTTCTTTATCAATGGAGTAATATAATTTTCAAATCTATCTTTTGAAATAATTAATCCCAAGTCATGTAATCCCTGTACTCCAAACTTGGACATCAATACACCTTGGCCTTCATAACCGTCGTAGGTGTCCACGTATGCCTCTAGAGGGATCGCATTTTCGAACTTAGACTCAATGACCTCCTTGATCACTGTTTTGCTCGTAATGTAGGTTCTAGGGATATAATAAACTTCAACACCATACATCTTCAACTGTTCGTTGATTAGATCCTGAACCAGATTTTGTTCAGTTGTAGCCCCTTGCTGAAAATAAGGATTAAGAACCATTATACTAACCTATCATGTCAAGTGGAGGAAGTTCATAAGTATTGGACATATTTTCTTTTATTTTCTCCAAGTCTTTCTCAGCATCTTCATATATCTCACGACCATTCAATTCTACTCCACCAGGTAATTTGACACCTTGAAATTTAATAAGGTTCTGACCCCATTGCTTTTTAAGTAAAGCAGTAGCATATGGTTTTAAGAATGAATCATTCCATACTCTAGGATATTCTGCAGGATTCAATAATCTAAAGCAATCAATAATAATCCAATCACCAACACTCATGCTTCCCCAATCTATATCCATATACAACCTATCCTGTCTCTTATTAAATCTAATTTGCTTCTCTGTGGTCAATAAGAATTCAATATCTTGTAGATATGTCTTTACCATCGCATATGATAATAATTCAGTAGAACCCCAATAGTAAATATCATTCAAGAACATCTGATACTTAACACTAAACATATTGTTAGTGATAGTATTAGTTCCATCAAAATGGAATATCTTAGTTATACCAAGTATCTCTGGAGGAACTGGTAGGTAGTTACTATTTTCCTCAAAATTAAATTGAGTAGTAAGACCAACAGTATCAGTCACTGTAGTGGTAACTATACCAACAGGATTATCCTCACCCCCTCGTGCTTTTCCTCTATTAATATCATCCTGCGTTATCTTATATTTCATATAAGCTTGATATACACCATCAAAATGCCTTTCTTGGAAGAACTGCACTGCATCATCTATAATATCTTCTACTTGCTCATCGGCAACATTTATTTCTAAAACAGGCGCACCAAGTTTCCTCTTACAATAATCTATTAATTCTCCTCGTGTCTTTGGTTGCGCCATTTATCTATGAGTAGTTCCTTCAATTGTATTTATGGAGCTGACGATATACCTGCAATTACTAACACATTTCCTGATATTATATTATACGTTGTTGTACCAGAACTTACTAAAATATTATATACATATCTACCTGCAGGAATTCCTGTAGTATGTGTAGCACCTAAAGATATATTAAATTCTCCTGCTGCAGCACTTGTAAACCCAACATTAAAAGTTTTTATAGCGTGCATGGAAGATCCAATAGCAACACTCTTAGCAAGTTGAGAAGATCCTGACCAACCAGTAAAATTAAAAGCAGTTCCAGAAGGATTAACAACTGAATAATCACTTTTAAATGTTGCTCCAGTATTAAGAGTAAGATTTACTCCATAAGCAACTCCACTAGTGGGATCAAAAGTAATGGTATTTTTAGCCATTTGTTAAGTTAAGCAGTAGGGCTTTGATTTCATTAATGTCATCTTTTATAGAAGCTAAATCACTCTCAACATCTTCCATTCTTTCTCGACTCTTCAATCTATTTTGACGTTGAGAAATATACTTCTTATATTCATTAGAGTCAACATTAAGGATAGCAGTGCTATCCTTTTCACGTACTAAACCAGCATGACCTTTTACGTTAATGTGTTTCATATTATGCTAGTGATATAACCCTAAGATCTTTCACTCTAGGTGGTTGAGCAGCATTTGTAGATGTTCCTATAAGTTTGATGCTAAAGTATCTGAAACTTGGAAGATTATCTATAGTATACTCATAATCCTTGTAAATTACTTGATCACTAGTATATGCTAAAACATCAGTCTTAGGTAATGCTTTATCAGGTAATCCATTATTCTTAGCAGGATCAATAATTTCACCTGATGGTAATAGGTTAGTATAACCAGGGAAAGGATTGTAAATCAATTCCTGCTCAGGATCATTAGATATTGCATAGAATGCTCTTATATCAGTAAAGACATTTATATGTCCAGTCATATAAATTTTAATAGAAGTTGCTGGAGTTTCTAGAGTAACAGGTTTAGATGCATAAACAAATGAGTTTGGATCATCTATAACTGTAGATGTTCTAGGATCAGAAGAATAATCACTAATAGGATTATCAACTCTATTTGATGTTAAAATAACACCAATTCTATCTAAATCAACTATTGGTGAAAGGTTTGGATTATTAGTTGTTAAATCCAGAGAAAGTGTAAATGACTTATTCTTTGGTAATCCAGGTAATGATGTAGTCTCATTTATACGTGAAGCAACTATTCTAGGAGAATCCATATAATTGTCAGAAATTAAACTAATATCTTCAAATCCCTGATCTTGGAATGGAACTTCGGTTCCATCAACACTACTACCACTTACAGTTCTAATCTTAGCAGTTAAGTTAGTTCCAACAGGAGTAATATTCTCAACGATAGGAGATACAATTTCAAATGGTATATTTTCTGTAGGAAGTATACCAGTACCACCAGTTGACTTCGTTTCATTGAAATGAAGTTGTGGAAGACTTGTACTTACAGTTCTATCTAAACCATTCTTAGATGTATCAATCT